ATAACGGTAAGCGGTGCACAAGGGACATATGTTGCTGAAAGTATATTAGGAGAATCAAAATAAATTTCATATATTAATATAAAAACACATATCCATGAAAAAAATAGAATCCAGCCAACCATTCCCTCAATCTCAAAAATTAAAAAAATTAGATGGTACTATAGCTTATGTATGGGATGGTAAACTCCATAATTGGGAAGGCCCAGCTTTAATCCCAGAGGGTAATGAAAGAAAAGCAGAATATCATCTTTATGGGTTTAAAAAAACCACAGAAGAGTGGAAAGAAGCTAGAAAGCAAAGAGAAGGTTTACCTTACTATAAAAACCAATCAATGAAAAATAAATTAGATCAACATAGAAATTAAATTATGAAAATAGGTTTATGTGGTACAATGTCAGTAGGTAAAACTACTTTAGTTAATGCCTTAAAAAATATAGAACAATTTAAAGACTATCGGTTTGCTACTGAAAGAAGTAAATATTTAAGTGATTTAGGTATACCTTTAAATACAGATTCAACATTAAAAGGTCAAACAGTGTTTTTAGCTGAAAGGTGTGCAGAATTAATGAATGGAAATATTATCACTGATAGAACAATATTTGATGTAATAGCATTCACCAAATCAGCAAAATCCATAGATTTATTAGAAAGTGAAAAATTTGAAGACTATGCTAAAGAATTTATTAGGGAATATGATTACATTTTTTATATTTCCCCTGGTGATATTCCCGTGGAAGATAACGGAGTAAGAGAAACAGATGAGCACTATAGGGATTTAATTGACTTTAGTATTACCCATTTAATAAAAAGATATGGTTATATGACTAAAAACATCTCAGAAATTAAAGGCACCACAGAACAACGTATTGAGCAAATATTAAACGTTGTTAATTCTTAATATATTTATAATAAAATACTTTATAATGAAAAAATCAGAATTAAAATCTTTTATTAAGGAAGAAATCCTATCTACCCTATCTGAGGACGAAGCAACTCAACAAGATATTAAGGATACAAAGGAATTAGCTAAAGCAACTGCCGATTTAGCTAAAGCTAAAGAAGAAGCTGGAATTAATGAAGATGATGATAACGAACCATCTAAAGCAGAACTTAAAAAAACAATGGGTTTAGCTAAGGCAAAAGAAGAACTTGCCCAATTAACTAAGCAAATGAAATCTTTAGCCCGTAAATATAAAGAAGCTGAAGGGGAAGAAAAAGTTAAAATTGTTGCAGATCTTAAAATGAAAACAAAGCTTAAAAAAGAATTAGACGCCATTATAGATAAATAAAAATTAATATGTTTAAATGGCTTAAAAAAAATTTTCATTTAATTGTTATTTTAGGTGCTTGTGTTATAATTTATAACTTTTTTCAAGAAAAAGAAGACTATGTTAAAGATTATAACCTTAAAATAGAGGCATTAGAACAAAAAGTTGATTCGTTACATCATATAAACGATGATTTAACTTTTAAAATTGATACTTTAAACGTGCAAATAGTTAAATTAGACCAAAAACTTGATTCTAAAGATAACAAAATAAATATTTTAAAAAATGAAATTAGTACAAAAGTGGATGCTGTTGATAGTTTTAATGATAATGAGCTTGAAAAGTTTTTCACAAACCGTTATAGACAGCACAAAGATTCAATTAACTAAACCTATTGCTAAATTAGTAATTAAGGATCTTATAAAGGGGGATGGTGCTAAACAAGAATTAGTACTTTTTGGTGATAAAATTAAACTCCTAGAACAAAAAATTTTTTTAAAAGATAGTGTTATTTTAAATTTAAATTCCAAAATTAATAATTTTAATTCTATATTAAATGTTAAGGGTGATCAATTATCCTTATCTCAAGATTTATCTAAAAGGTTACAAAGTGACCTTCAAAAACAAAAACTAAAAAATAAAATCACAACGGGAGCAGGAGTAATTGCAGTAATAACCACCATACTCCTATTAAAATAATATGTCTGATTTAAAAAAAGTAATACGCCAAGAGTATCTAAAATGTGCTCAGGACCCAGTCCATTTTATGCGTAAATACTGTTATATACAGCACCCACAAAGGGGACGTATACAATTTAATTTATACCCTTTCCAAGAAAAAGTATTAACACTAATGCGTGATAATCCTTATTCTATTATTTTAAAATCAAGGCAATTAGGAATATCAACATTATCTGCAGGTTTATCCTTATGGTTAATGATATTTCATAAAGATAAAAACATTCTTTGTATAGCAACTAAACAAGAGACAGCCAAAAATATGGTTACGAAGGTTAAATTTATGTATGAAAATTTACCTTCATGGCTTAAAGTAGATGCTGCTGAAAATAATAAATTAAACCTAAGGCTAAAAAATGGATCCCAAATTAAAGCAACTTCTGCAAGTTCAGATGCTGGTAGATCAGAAGCAGTATCTTTACTATTAATTGATGAGGCAGCTTTTATTGATAATATTGGCGAAATATGGGCATCAGCACAACAAACATTAGCTACGGGAGGTGGTTGTATAGCATTATCTACTCCTTATGGTACTGGTAATTGGTTTCATCAAACATGGGTTAGAGCAGAATCAAATACAAATCAATTTCTACCTATTAAATTACCTTGGTATGTACACCCCGAACGAGATCAAAAATGGAGAGACGCACAGGATGAATTATTAGGTGATCCTAGATTAGCAGCCCAAGAATGTGATTGTGATTTTTCAACTTCAGGTGATATCGTATTTTATCCTGAGTATATAGAGTATTATGAAAAAACATTTGTTAAAGACCCACTAGAAAGAAGGGGAGTAGACCAAAATTTGTGGGTATGGGAATCACCTGATTATTCAAGAACTTATATGGTAATAGCGGATGTTGCTCGAGGTGATGGAAAAGATTATTCTGCTTTTCATGTGATTGATATAGAAAGTAATGTACAAGTAGCTGAATATAAAGGACAAATTGGAACTAAAGAATATGGACATTTACTAGTAGGAATAGCCACAGAATATAATGAAGCATTACTTGTAATTGAAAATGCTAATATAGGATGGGCGACTATACAAGCAGCCCTAGATAGAAATTATAGCAATCTATATTATTCACCTAAAAATGAATCAAATGTAGATTCTTATTTTGATAAGTATATGGATACTTCTAAAATGGTAGCAGGTTTTACAATGTCGTCTAGAACTAGACCTATGGTAATAGGTAAATTCCAAGAATATATAGGTGATAAGGGTGTAACAATCCAATCAAAACGTTTAATAGAAGAAATGAAAACTTTTATATGGCGTAATGGAAGAGCAGAAGCTCAAACAGGGTACAATGATGATTTAGTAATGTCCTTTGGAATTTCTATGTACATCAGAGATACAGCATTAAAGTATAAACAGAGAGGAATTGATTTAACAAGACAAGCTCTAAATAATATAAGTGTAAATAGAACAACACATCAAGGAGCTTATTTTTCAAAGGGAACTGATAATCCTTACCACGTAAACACAGAGCATGGTAAAGAAGATATTAGTTGGCTTTTTAAGTAATATTTATAACAATAAACAAAAACTATGGCTGATAAAAGGATATTCTCCAGGCTACAAAGATTATTTTCAACTGATGTAATCATCAGAAATGTTGGGGGGAACCAAGTAAAGGTAATAGATAGTAATACTATCCAATCCTCGGGAGAAATTGAAACTAATTCTTTAATAGACAGATATAATAGGATATATACTAATAGTTCAACTTCATTGTATGGGTCACAATTTAACTTTAACTACCAATATTTAAGACCTCAATTATATTCTGAATATGATGTTATGGATCAAGATGCTATTATAGCCTCTGCCTTAGATATTATAGCCGATGAATCTTCACTTAAGAATGATATGGGTGAAGTATTATCTATTAGATCCGCAAATGAAGATATTCAAAAGATATTATATAATTTATTTTATGATGTTTTAAATATCGAATTTAATTTATGGTCTTGGACTCGACAAATGTGTAAATATGGTGATTTCTTTTTAAAATTAGAAATTGCTGAAAAGTATGGAGTATATAATGTT